CAAATAAATGTAGTAAAAGAAATTTGCAATTACATTCATGAACAAATCGGAAACGAAAATAATATCTATTACAGTGTTGAAAATAATAGTTTAGGCGAGGCAGCATTAATATCAATAGCTGAAGTCGGCGAGGAACATATTCGTGGAACCTTTCTATCAGAACCATCAAAAGCCGGACAAGGTAGAAAAAGAAAAGGGTTCACTACCACTAATAAAAGTAAAATTGCTGCATGTGCCAAGTTTAAGAACATGGTTGAGTATAAGAAACTAACAATAAACAGTGGCAATCTTATCAGTGAATTGAAGAATTTCGTTGCAAGTGGCGGTAGTTTCTCTGCTAAACCTGGAGAAAAGGACGATTTGGTAATGAGTATGCTACTAGCAATCAGAATCGTGCAATTACTACAAAATTTTGACTCTACACTTGATTCTAGACTCAGAGACGAGACTGATGAGGTTATCACTCCGATGCCCTTTATCATGATGTCATAAATACTATATTACCCAGCAAGGTTGGCATCCCATGAAAAATATTGAAAAAATAGCAGAGTTATTGTTTGATAAAATTCGCAGTAGATTTGAACATGTTACTTTAGGTGACGAACAAGCTAAAGATACAACTGATGCTGAACAAGCCAGGTTCTTTAACTTTGACTACATTAGTTCAGCTAAAAAGAATTACGGTAACATTACTTTAAGCCTTGCTGATGAAACCAGTTTGAAAGTTTACTTCAGCAAAAACTTGAGTGAAAAAATCAAAGGCATAGAACAAAAAGAATGGTTTGATTTCTTACGCGGTCTACGATTGTTTGCTAAACGCAACTTGCTAAAGTTTGACACCAGAGATATCAATAGAGATAATCTTAATATCAGAGATGTAGAACAAGCATCTAAATCTTCCGATGTGTTCACTGCTAGTGAAAAACCAGTGACAGAAAGCAAGTTGCACGGTAATAGTCGTACTAGCTATCAAGATATGGGTCCTGTCAGACTAGTGGTTAAACATAGCGATGTTATTAATGATGAAGTGCGTGGCGCTAGGTCTAGAAAAATTGATAGCATGTTTATTGAAACAGCAGAAGGAGAACGCTTCCGTATGCCATTTAAGAAATTAAGTGCAGGAAGAGCAATGGCTGAACACATAGCACATGGTGGGCAAGTGCATGATGGGTTAGGTCAACACATTGTTCATATGGTTGAGGAAATGTCAAAACTTGGGTCATTTGTTCGCGGAACAAAACATCGTATGTTTGAAGACGAAGAAACTAAAAATATGTGTGAGGCTGCAGCCGAACGATATCATGAACTCAATAGTGGATTAAAGAAATTAGGTGGTGGACGAGGATATAAAGAATATGCTGAAAGTTTTATGCCTGAACAACCGCATGACACTACTGACATTGATCTTGAATCCTTGAAAGAAAGATTCATGAAAAAAATGTTTGATGATCGTATGACTGATGCATTACCCTATGTATATCAGGCTCATCAACGCCGTCAACAAGCAAATGAAAACAAATACATCAGAGAGTTTGATGATTGGGCAGATGATATCACTGATGATGATTACAATAACCAAGACGGTAATTCAATCTCCGATGGTGCAATGGCCGAATTAAAAGAATTAATGAAAGAACCATTGGCCGTAGGTATAGATGGTAGTGATGCTATCAATGCACTGAATGCTACCATTGAGGATGATGCCCTATTCAGTGACATATTGGATTTAAGCAGAAGGGGAGATTCTGATGCTGATGCCCGCCCATTGGTAATTCAATGGATAGAGCAACATCAAACACCAGCCCAATCATTAGATCCGATTCCAGATATCAACAGTACTCCTGATAATGGAGCCGCTGTACCAACTCCACCGGTATCAACGGGTGAGGCAGCAGAACCCCATCCACAGAATGAAGATATCAATTCAATGAAACGGTTGGCAGGCCTAAGGTAATCCTCAAAATTTATGTTAAACAAAAAGGCAGAATTATTTCTGCCTTTTCTATTGCAAAGATAAATAAAGTATCGTATACTAGCGTTGTGCTGGTGTATTGATTAAGCACAAAACTAAGACCATCTTAATTTAACATAACATAAAAGGAAATACTATCATGGCAACAACTCTCGCAGAAATTCGCGCTCGGCTCCAAGCTAGCGACAACAAGCCACAAGGTGGCAACTCATCAACAGGTGAGTCAGTAATCTATCCACTATGGAACATTGCAGAAGGTACAAGTACGAAAATTCGTTTCTTGCCCGATGCTGACAACAATAACACATTCTTTTGGGTTGAACGATCACTAATTCGTCTCCCATTCTCTGGTATCAAGGGTGACGCAAATAGTCGTCCAACAATCGTACAAATCCCATGTATGGAAATGTATGGGCGTGACACTCCATGTCCAATTCTATCTGAAGTTCGTCCTTGGTTCAAGGATCCTAGTCTTGAAGTGAAGGGCCGTCAATACTGGAAGAAGAAGTCTTATCTGTTCCAGGGTTTCGTTCGTGAAAATCCAATGACAGATGACCGCGCACCAGCGAATCCAATTCGTCGTTTCATCATTAGTCCACAGATTTTCAATCTAGTGAAAAGTGCTCTAATGGATCCTGATCTTGAAAATCTACCCACTGATTATGAAAGTGGACTAGACTTCACCGTCACTAAGGGTGCAAAGGGTGGCTTCGCAGATTATAGCACTAGTAAGTGGGCCCGTAAGGAATCATCACTAACTGCTGCAGAAACTGCTGCAATTGACCAATATGGTCTATTCAATCTAGTTGACTTCTTACCAAAGAAGCCTAATGATGTTGAACTAAAAGTCATCAAGGAGATGTTTGAAGCATCTGTTGATGGTGAAGCATATGATGCTGAACGCTGGGGTCAATACTTCAAGCCAAGTGGTTTTACTGCAGCACCATCAGCAACTGCTGCTCCTGCAGCCAAGACTACATTTAGTGCTCCTGCAGCTAAGCCAGCAACTACAATTGAGGATGATGATGTCCCTTTTGAGGTCGCGGCTGCTCCAGCCCCAGCAGCCGCGTCAGTAGAAGCTAAACCTTCAAGCCAACGGGCTGAAGACATTTTAGCTATGATTCGTAATCGTTCTAAGGCTTAAACAATCTTATCTGGCAGGCTACCACATATTAGTGGTGTCTGCCTTTTTTAATTAAAGGAAATATATAATGGCAACTCGCCCATTTGACCTATCAAAGTTCCGAAAAGGAATCACAAAAAGTATTGAAGGGGTAAGCATTGGATTCAATGACCCCACTGATTGGATAAGCACTGGAAATTACGCACTGAATTATCTTATTTCAGGCGATTTCAATCGTGGTATTCCTCTTGGTAAAGTTACAGTATTCGCTGGAGAAAGCGGTGCTGGAAAAAGTTTTATCTGTTCTGGTAATCTCATCAAGAACGCACAAGCCCAAGGCATCTATGTTATCTTGATTGATACAGAAAACGCACTTGATGAATCTTGGCTACACGGCCTTGGTGTACAAACATCTGATGATAAACTATTGAAACTGAACATGGCTATGATTGATGATGTAGCCAAAGTTATTAGTGACTTTGTGAAAGAATACAAGGTTCTTGCAGCAGAAGATCGTCCTAAAGTCCTGTTCGTTATTGATTCATTGGGTATGTTACTAACACCAACTGATGTTAATCAATTTGAAGCCGGTGAAATGAAGGGTGATATGGGTCGTAAGCCCAAAGCATTGACTGCACTTGTCCGTAATTGTGTTAACATGTTTGGAAGTCTAAACATTGGACTAGTAGCCACTAACCATTCATATGCATCACAAGATCCGTACAATCCTGATGATAAGATTTCAGGTGGTGCTGGATTCATTTATGCAAGTTCTATTGTAGTTGCAATGAAGAAGATGAAGTTGAAGGAAGATGAAGCCGGAAACAAAGTCACTGAAGTTCTTGGTATTCGTGCGGGATGCAAGATAATGAAGACAAGGTACAACAAACCTTTCGAGGACATTCAGCTCCACATCCCATATTCAACTGGTATGAGTCCGTATAGTGGATTTTTTGATTTGATTGAGAAGAAGGGATTTGTTGCTAAGGAAGGCAACAGATACACTTATATAGACTTGTCTGGGGAAATTCATAAATATTTTCGTAAAGAATGGAGTCATAATACTAATGGTATCATGGATTTAGTTATGAGTGAATTTGAGCAGAAGTCTGCCAAAATCTCAGTAACTGAAGATACATTATTAGAAACTGACGCAGAATAACAGGAAAAATATGAGTTTAGATGTAGCAGTATTGATTGAGACCTATACCATTTTAAAGCAGTATATCCCATCAAAAGATCGGCAAGAAGCGGCAGATAATTTAATGGGTGCTATGGTAGATATGTTGAGCGATGATGAACTCAGCGAGTTTGGTGGTACCGACGCTCCATTGGGACGAGCATACAAAGAATATGCTGGTGAAGATGAAGATGATGAGATTGATCACGGGTTTGAAGATTGATTTCATATGTGGTATAACCGAGTAGTCAGTGACATCTCTAACATACCAAATTTTATAACTCATTACGAAGCCGAATTAGTTACTGCCAAGAGAGAATGCACAATTTTTGGTAGTATAGAAAAAAGTATTGCTGCATTACCAGGGATAACAGAATTCAGGTTCAATCAGCTACAAGAAATTGAAGCTGTATTGAATTATTTAAACCTGCAATTGCGCAAGATTCGTCGTAAGCATTTTCAGAAATACCTTGAAGGGTATGCTAGAGCATTAACTAGTCGTGATGCTGAGAAATATGTAGACGGTGAAGATGAAGTTATAGATTTTGAGACAATTATCAATGAAGTGGCCTTATTGCGAAATAAGTATCTTGGGATTCTTAAAGGATTAGAGAGTAAGAATTTTATGCAAGGTCATCTTGTGAAATTGAAGACATCGGGAATGGAAGATTACGCTCTCTAACATAATTGATTATCAGCAACATGCCAGAGAGTTGTTGATAGAGTGGCAGACATATAAGTCTGCCCAACCTGTTGCTGAGGTACTTGATATACAACAATACAAAGACCGTATTGAACATTTAGCCACTGAATTGAATACAGGGTTATTTTGTTTGCCTACCTCTAGTTCCTTGGAACAAAATTGTATTCAATTTGAGACTGAATTTTCTTTATTCAAAGAAAAGATTTTTGTGAATATACTAACGGGTCGTTCAAGGCCCTATTTTTAATAAATATATAATGCGTAACTTAATTGATTTAATAACATATAATTCTCTTATTACCGAAAGTCGTGGCTTAGGTGCAAGACAGTCTGGTGAAGAATTTGTAAGTACTACTGATCCTGAAGATAAAGTCTATGTAAAAAGTGTAGATTTTTATCCAGAGGATGCTGCTGCTTATGAAACTGAAGAAGAACGGAACATTGAACTTTCAAGAATAGTCCATTTAATTCCTAATGCTTATGTTGATTTAATAGGCAAGTTTAACAAAAAGCAATTGGCATTTGGTATAGCTATATTTGAGAGACCGGGTGACCCAACTAATATAGCATTTGTAAAGCCATTTGAGGCGATACATCCTGATCCTAGTCAGAATAAATGGGACAATCAAAAAGGAATACCTGGATTTAATTACAATAGCAAGAGTGCTAAAAAAGCTAAGTCTAAAATGGCACCTCAGGATATTTTGACTACGCAACAAAGCAATCTTAATCCTGATAGTATAGTTGTACAAATTGCAGCAAAATTTGGTGATGATAGTCCATTGACAGGACTTGCTCGTTCAATTGCAGATGGAGTAAAATTACCAATTTCGTTTGATGCACCTGAAGGTATGCATTTCACTGCATTCAGAGATTATTTTTGTGAATTGTTACATCCTATTGCATTGCAAACTGGAAATTTCAAAGGTAATGCTGGTAAAGCAGCAATGAAATTTTTAGGAAGGGATGACTTCAGTAATACCACTATTAATTTCGGTAAAGATAAAACCGAAGGGTTAAGTGATAGTATTCTTATTAGTCCTGAAGGTAAAAAAATCAAAGTAAGTAGTAAAGGTTCTAAAGGAGCAGATGCAAGCACTATTAATTTACTTAATGCTATAAATGAGTTGGGTGACTCAGCACTAACAAAAAAACACATAAAAATCATTGACCTGATTAAAAAAGTTTCGGCAGCTGGACAAGCCAACGCTCCATTATTATTGGGAATAGAATATGGCATTATTAAAGAAGAAGATGCTAATACTATAGTTGGATTTAAAAAAATGGCACAAACTACTTTGCCAATCGCATTAGGAATGAATCTTAACCCAACTATTAAAAAGTTGATTACTAATAAAGTTACTAAAAAACCTAACAATCTTAATTTGTATTTTCATTGTATTGCTGCAGTAGCGCATGAAGTCGCTGATTACATCAACAATAACACAAAATTTAGTGACGCGGCATCAGAAATACTAAACAACGGTGCATTAATACAGGTGTATACAAAAGCATCTCAATCAGGTGATAAATGGACAGTGAAATCATTTGATTCTATTTGGCCTGGTACCGCAGTTACTGGAGTAAAATTCACTGCAGGTAAAAATTATTATAGCACTGATATTAAAGGTAACTTTACTTTTAGCATCCTCTTCAATAATGCCACCTACGTAGAACCTGATCAAGAACCCAATGGCCCTAGTGTTATTTCTCCATCTGATGCTGAAGCGGCTGCTCCTAGAAAAGCACGAACTGAAATCACTCCAACTAAAGAACCTAAAAAACCACCACCTGAATCAATTGCAGGTAGATCACGCAGATAACTAACTCTCTTTAATAACTAAGCCGTAACGGTGCGAATTCATTGAAATTCTGCACCGAACGGCTTATTTTTATGCCGATTTGCATTGACTTAGGCGCGTATTTTTGTTAGTATACACTTACCACTAACATAGGTTAAAATAGCATGAAAAATTGGGTACTAGCATTAGGATTAACATTCGGCTCATTGTGTGCAAACGCAGGTGAATTACGAGCGGATCACGGTAAATCATACTATCCCACTGGACGAGGAGTAGGTGAATTACGAATAGAAACAACAGCTACTAACACTACAATCAAGGCCTCCATTGTACTTAAAGTACGGGGCAGTACTAATAACAATATTAACTATCATGGAGGACCTCTACTCAATAGTCCTAATGGAACCAATCTGTATTACATCTGGTACGGTAACTGGGCTGGTAATACAGCACCGTCAATTCTTACTGACTTTGCCAATGGGCTGTCTGGGTCGCCTTGGTATAATATCAACACTACTTACGCCGACGCTAATGGTAAAAAGGTCACGAATTCCGTGCATCTACTGCAACAAACTGCTGACAATTATTCCGAAGGTAAGGTGTTGAGCGATGCACAGATAGAAAATGTGGTAGAATCTGCCATTACCACTGGCTATCTACCCAAGGATAGTAATGCAGTCTACTTTGTGTTGACTTCAGCCGATGTTAATGCTAGTTCAGGTTTCTGTACCAAGTATTGTGCTTGGCACTCTAAGGCCAAGATTGGCGGCACTACTATCAAATATTCATTCATTGGAAATACTGACCGTTGTCCAAATGCGTGTTCTCCTCAGAATATTAGCCCCAATGGGAATGCAGGCGCTGATAGTATGGCTAATATGATAGCGCATGAATTGGCAGAAACTGTCACTGATCCTGAATTTAACGGTTGGTATGATAGCCGTGGTATTGAAAATGGAGATAAGTGTTCATGGACGTACGGTGCCGTTACTAAGTTACCGTCAGGCGCAAAGTACAACATGACACTAGGCAATCGTAAATTCTTGATTCAACAGAACTGGGTCAATGCAAATGGCGGTTATTGTGCATCTAGGTACTAAATTTGTGAAAAAACAGTTGACACATAGCTCATCTTGTGTTAATATATAACTCTCTACTAACTTAGGTTGAATCACCATGAAAAATTCTCATTTTGTTACTCCACGTACTTTGGCAGATTGCCAATTTACTGTAGGTTATTCCAATAGCTCAATTGCTGATTCTTCAATCAATCGGCTTAGCTCAATGCTATTCCCAGCAGCAGCTATTGTTATCTCTTTTCTTTTCCTGGTTATTGTTTGCGCTCTTTATCTAGCGTAATGAAATCTAGTATTATTAATACAAGATCAAGGCCTGGTAAGGTATTGATCTTGGTCCCTGTGTTAATTAGTATTATTGCTGTAGCAATATTAGTATTGAATTCTTTCTCTTAAAGGAAATATAATGTTTGAAACAATTGAAGTCCGTCGTGTCGCTAATGGATTTATTCTAGTGGTGACAACTGAGGATGACACTAAAGAATATGTTTACGATACTAGTCGTAAAGCATTGCGAGTTATTAAAGAATATCTAGAATCAAAATCAGAAATCATATAATAGGAATATAAATGGTAAAAAGAGTATTAATTACTGGCGGAGCCGGTTTCATCGCGCATCATGTAATTGATCGCATATTGACAAACACTGATTGGCATATCGTTAGCTTGGATAGATTGGACATTTCGGGTAACCTAAATAGATTACACGATATGCTGAAGATTCATGATCCAGTCATGATATCTAAGCGTATGCGAATCATTTTCCATGATCTGAAGGCAGAACTTAATAGTCAAATCATTGCGGATATAGGTCCCATTGATATCATCTTGCATTTGGCTGCAGGAAGCCATGTTGATCGCAGTATAACATATCCAATGGAATTTGTTCAGGATAATGTTATCGGTACAGTAAATATTTTGGATTATGCTAGGAAAAACTTGCCTAATCTAGAACGATTGGTATATTTTAGTACTGACGAAATCTTTGGAGTTGCCCCTGAAGGCGTTTCATATAAAGAATACGATCGGTATAATAGTACTAATCCATATAGTGCTAGTAAGGCAGCGGCAGAAGAATTCTGTGTGGCATATGAGAATACATACAAAATGCCTATTGTAGTCACCCATACAATGAATGTATTTGGGGAAAGACAACATTGTGAAAAGTTTATTCCAAGTACTATTCAAAAAGCACGGGATGGTGAAAAAGTCATTATTCATGCTGATCCTACTTGTACTCATGCCGGTACTAGAATGTATATCCATGCCCGAGATGTTGCGGAAGGATTGATGTTCATCCTAGGATTACAAAATTATAAACACTTGGGCGATTATGGTCATGCTCATTGCCCGAAATTTAATCTAGTAGGTACTGAAGAAATTGATAACCTTACCCTGGCAAAACTGATTGCTAGTGCAGTAGGTCGTGAATTGAACTACGAAATGACAGACTTCCATAGTAGTAGGCCTGGACATGACTTGCGATATGCACTAGATGGCGGACTATTGCGTAGTTTAGGATGGGAACCTACCATTAAACTAACTGAACGAATTACTGAAATGGTGCAATGGACTTTGGTGAATGATAGGTGGTTGCGTAAATGAATGACTATGCAGTATTGGTCACCAGTGCTGTAAATACTAAATTTGGTGTTTATAAAAATGATGTCCGATTAGCTCAAACCATTGCCACAATCAAAAGTGTCAAACAACAAATCCCCAATGCCACTATCTTTGTTTTAGAAATGGCAGGGGTTCCATTGACTACAGAGCAACAAGATGCATTAACTGCCGAATCAGATCATTTGCTTAATTTTACATCAGATGAGGATGTTGTCAATCTGTATAATAGTACTGACAACTGGGACATCGTTAAAAATGTAACTGAAGTACTTTGCTTCAGTAAAGCATTGAAAACTTTAAACAGTACAGGGCAATTGTCTCAATATAAACGCATATTTAAAATTAGTGGTCGGTATCTACTCACTGATGATTTTAACTTGCCATTTTATACTGACTACAAAAATCAATCAATGATTGTATTAGGATCTAAAAAGTCTAGTCAATTCCCTTTCAAAATAACTGAAACTGAATTCCAGTATATGAGTAGGCTTTGGTCATGGCCTCCAATCTTGACAGAAGAAATTATTCAGGCCTACGATAACAGCCTTAAATACATGAGTCAACGATTAGCAGCAGGTGGGTATGTTGATATTGAACATTGTTTGTATAAGTTCATTGATTCTGCTAAAATTGTTGGAAAAAGCCCATTGGGACTGATAGGTAACATAGCACCCAATGGGGTTGCAATTAAAGATTAATATGACCATTACGAAACTCAATTCTTGTTTAGCTTGCGGAAGTACCAATTTAAAATTGGTGTTAGACCTCAATGATCAACCCCTAGCCAATAACTTCTTAAATGATAAACAACAGCCTGAACCTCATTATCCATTGGCAGTCAATCTATGTCATAATTGCTGCCATTTGCAATTAACTGATGTAGTAGATCCTGCCTTAATATACACACATTATTTGTATGTAAGTGGAACAAGCAAGACCCAACGTGATTACATGGAATGGTTTGTGGGACTTGCGAATGAATATTTCATTACTCCTCCAGCAAGTGTATTAGACATTGGATGCAATGATGGTACACAATTAGATTATTTTAAGAAGTCAGGTGCGATAACATACGGAATTGATCCTGCTGAAAATTTATATCCTACCAGTAGTGTCAATCACAATATCATGTGTGATTTCTTTAATGAAGAAACTGCGCAACAATTTGCTGATAAATTTGGTAAAGTTGATTTGGTAGTTGCTCAAAATAGTTTTGCACATAATCCTGACCCATTGGGATACCTTACTGCATTGCGCAAGATTATTAATCCTGATGGATTGTTTATGATTCAAACAAGTCAAGCGGATATGGTCCTGAATAATGAGTTTGATACCATTTATCATGAGCATGTAAATTTCTACAATATTAATAGTATGCGTGAACTTTGTACACGGGCTGGATTTAATCTAGTTGATGTCCAAAAGACTCCCATTCATGGTACAAGTTATGTATTTGTTCTAAGTATCAATCAAAGTAAACCTAATCGTGTTGGTAATTTAATTGACCTTGAAAAACATAAGGGGTTGACTACTCCAGAGACTTATTATGATTGGAGTGAAACTGTTAATGCCACAGTCCAACAATTAAAAGTTCAATGTGAATTATTTCGCCGACAGGGATACACATTGGTAGGATATGGTGCTGCTGCTAAGGGCAATACTCTATTAAATTTCGCTGACTTGCAATTAGATATGATTATTGATGATAATCCATTGAAACAAGGATTGTTTAGTCCAGGTAAACATATTCCTGTCGTTGGAATTGATACGCTTGGTAGAATTTCAGAACATCAACCAATTTTATTTGTCCCGTTAGCTTGGAATTTTTACACTGAAATCCGTAACCGTGTACTTAGTAAACGATCAGTTAGAAGAGACAAATTTATTAGATATTTCCCAGAGGTCAGAATTGAATGAAACCCTTAAAGGTCGTGTATCAATGTTGCGATTTGCCAGGTAGTCAGAAGCAAAGCATTGAGCAAATAAACAGACTGCTAAAATCTGATTTAGTAGATAATGCAACTATATTTTTGAGCCTAAATGGTGATTTGACTAAGTTTTTAGAATTAGTTAAATTAGTTGAAGGGCGAGATAATATACGCATAGTACATTCAAGTGATCGTAGCGATTTAATGGAATGGCCTACTTTATCACTAGTTAAATCATTGGGTGATAATGCTACCGAGAGTGAATATATATTATATTTCCATTTGAAAGGTATTACTCATATCGGTAATCACGGTATTCATGATTGGCGTAAATACATGGAATATTGGCATATAGATCGCTGGCGTGATTGTATTGCTAAATTAGATGAAGGGTTTGACACAGTAGGAACAAACTACATAGATAAACCTTTTGTGGGAATAGATAAGAAACAATGTTTATGGCCGCATTACAGTGGTGGATTTTGGTGGGCAAATAGTGATTATGTTAAACGACTTACTCATTTACCTCATCCTGATGATTATGTTATGGGATCAAAAAGCATGTATACAGGATATACAATAGACAAGAATACTTATAGATTTGACCATGAGGCTTGGATAGCGTCAGGTAATCCAAATTATTGCCAGATTAGTAGTACCCCTGGTGGAACAAAAGGTTATCCAGGCTGGCATTATCACCATACTTACCCGGAACATATATATAAATGAGATTTCATATTTTAGGCCTGCCGCATACAGTATCAAGCAAAGAGTATAATGCTTGTGCCTACACACAAAAAGTTGTAAAATTCGGAAAAATGATGAAAGCCCGTGGGCATACCATCATTCATTACGGTCATGAAGAATCCGATCTTATATGCGATGAACATGTAACGGTAGTCAATAACAGTGACTTGGAAAAAGCATACGGTAATTATGATTGGCGTAAAAACTTTTTCAAGTTTGATGTTAATGATCATGCTTATCAAACATTTTATAGAAATGCCATAGCAGAAATTGGTAAACGCAAACAACCTGGTGATTTCTTATTGCCATTTTGGGGATATGGTCATAAAGCAATCTGTGATGCTCATCCTGATATGATCATAGTTGAACCTGGTATTGGTTATGCTGGTGGACACTTCGCTAGATTTAAAATCTTTGAAAGTTATGCTATCTATCATGCTTATTATGGTTTACCAGCAGTAGGTTCATGTAAACAAGATTGGTATGATGTTGTTATTCCAAATTACTTTGAAATTGAAGATTTTGAATTTAAACCTGAAGAAAAAGAAGACTATTTTCTATTTCTAGGTAGAGTATATGATGGTAAAGGTGTTAATGTAGCTATTCAGGCTACTGCTGCTATTGGTGCTAAATTAAAAATTGCTGGTCAAGGTAGTTTATCTGACATGGGATACACAGAAACTCCATCTCATGTTGAATTTATTGGATATGCTGATGTACCTACTAGAAAACAATTAATGAGCAAAGCAAAAGGTGCATTTGTTCCTAGTATGTATGTTGAACCATTTGGTGGAGTTCAAATTGAATTACTCCTAAGTGGAACTCCTACTATATCTACTGATTGGGGATCATTCGCTGAAAATAATATACATGGACTTACTGGATATCGTTGCCGTACATTTGAACAATTTACTTGGGCAGCAAAAAATATTGATAAAATTGATCCTCATAATTGTCGTAAATGGGCAGTTGATAACTTTAGTTTAGACCGAGTTGCTCTTATGTATGAAGAATATTTCCAATCTGTTAAAAATATTTATGGTGGAAAAGGCTGGTATGAAGTCAATGATAGTCGCACA